TCGTCCCGTCAACCCACACAGGGCCGAATGCACCGTTTACCGATTCAACAGCACCTTCGCCGTCAGTACCGACATAGCTCACGGTGTACACTGGGGTTTCTGTAACTGTGCTGTCGCCACTGATGTCGCCCTGCATGATGTTCCAGTTATACAGGATCCTGGTCCACAGATAAGAGCCTTTTTCTGGATTCGGGGAGGACGTCCAGTTATCGTCCGCCGGAGGTACGATGCCATTGTCTCTGTTGTTGTGGTAGGTAACCACAGGCGAGGCCAGCAGCTCCTGTAGCCGGTCCTTTGTGTCCAGCACCAGGTTGACAAAGTCCTCATACGGAGCTGGCGGGGTGCCGCCGTTAATGCCGCTGACAGAATCCTCAACCAGTGTCGGAATCTTCTGGCTCTTCTTCAGCAGACCGTTGTTCGGGAAATTCAGCGCCTCAACTTCCGAATACCCGCGCCCCTGCAGGTAGGTCGCGCTCAGGTTGACCGTCCATATCAGCAGCTTTTTGTCGTAGTCGTAAACGGTAGACATGGGAAGTGCGACGCTCTGGCCGTAGGGCTTATACAGCAAATGAAAATGCAGCCGGGGATACTTGCCTCCAAGCTCGTCCACCCAGCTGCTCACGTCAATGCCGATTTCGACGGCGTTGTTCTCGCCCTGCCTGCCGATCTGCAGATACTGCAGTTCATCTATTTTAAATACTTTCATTTCGTTCTCCTCCAGCCATAGACGCCACTGATTCCTGTCTGTATCTGTTCCCATTCGCCGAAGGAGAACGGCCTGACAGGCTGGCCCTGCTCATTCACCTTGGCGGACAGTACGACGATTCCGGGAGGGTAGGCCCGCGACCATCGTCCCTGTTCGAACAGATTCCGCAGGCCAAAGGCGAATTTTCTCTCTTCCTGCCCCCATCTGGTCGGGATCGCGGGGAAGGGGAGCCCTGGGTCTACATATTTCATGGGTGCCCTCCTTAGTCCGGATCCAGCTCAAGGTCAACCTTGATGCCTCCGGCGATCCTGAACGGGGCCGCTGTATAGGTCTCAATCTCCAGCCGGAACAGCCTCCCCTGGGTATTCAGATGAGCCCTGGTTACCTTTCCAGGTTTGGTTTTGACGATCTTTCGCTTCAGCTTTTTCTCTGTCCGCAGCCCCAGCCACAGCTCGATAGGGACATCGGAATCCACCATCAGGTAAACTACGAAAGCGCTTTTGATTGAGCTCTTAACGCCCAGGTCCTGGTATCCTGAGATCCACTTCAGGCTCTTTACGTCGCCCTCGTCGTCGCTCATCTCATATACGACGCCTGGGTAGTCTGCGGAGGTGTAGAACAGCCGCTCGTTGATCTGCAGGAAGCTGTCAACGCTGATCTCGGTCCGCAGCGAAAAGGACCTTTCGGACGGGTTATACTGCAGCACAGCGTTGTTGTTGGCGCTCCCGTCCAGAGGGAGGGCCAGACAGTAGGTGCCGTTCCACATGCCGGCACAGGCCCCGTAAATCGGGTCCCCGGCGATCTCTTCCCAGTGGGCGGGAGCCCAGGCTTCCGCGGTCCGTATGCTCTCCAGACAGCGATAGGGGATACCGTCGTGGATGCAGATTTCGCCGAGGAAATAGGTTCTGGCTTCTGAGTATGCCAGCGCCTCCACCCGGTGCAGCACCCGGTCCCGCATGATGCCCTGGATGGCGTCCTGCTGGAAGGCGTATGCTCCCGTGCCGTCATAGCGCAGGATGCCGTACTGGCCCAGCATGTAGGCGTATCCGTCCTGGATGGCCAGCGTGTTCTCTACCAGGGCGCCGCCGCCGTACTGCCGCTGCATGCTGAATTCGCCGGGATTCGTGCCGTAGATCCGCCAGATACTGTTCCGCTTTACGGCCAGCAGGTCGCTGCCGATCTGCCGCAGGGCGACGAAGCTATCCCCGTCCCAGGTGGGCTGCAGGATGTCTCCGGCGCCATCCTCCGGAATCTCCGTGTTCGCGCTCCAGTCAAAGGGATCGTATGGCGCGGAGTAGACCAACATATCCGGATCGTCGGTGATGCCGCTGCCCCAGATGCGCTCGTTATATCGGGCAAGAACTCCAAACTTCTTCGGAGTCTCCACCGGCGCGACATCCAGTGTATCGCCGTACAGACAGAACATTCCGTCCGTAGCATTGCTGAACAGCAGGATATCCACCGGGTCGGTCTGCGTGATCTCCGTCCAATGCTCCGGATTCCACGCTTCAGCCGTGATATCCTCGAGCGCCTTGTAGGTGACATCGTCCTTCGTCACCCGCTGGCCCTTCTTGTAATCCTGCTCCGCATATGCCGGGTAAAGGCTAATCTCGTAGGTCACCCAGTCGAAGTCGTTGAGTGCAAGCGGAACCTCGACCTCGGTGCGGGTGGTCATAATAGTGCTCTTTCCGGAGACCGTTACAATCGTTGTAGTAATCCGTCCGTGTTCGTCCGTTGAGCTGGTTTCTGTCACGCTGTGCGCGTTCGGGTCTCCATTCGGATCATAAGTGCCGCGGTTTTCTTCGGTCTGTGACGGATACCGCTGTTTCCAATCATCGTCCCCGTCCAGCAGCTTGGTGTATACCCGTCCGTCGCTGATGGCTACCAGCAGAGTGCCGGTTTCGGCCCCAAAGCGCCTGTGTAGGTACGCCAGAGTGCCGATCGGAGCCCGGAGCGTCTGTTTCAGCCGGATTCCGTCCCGCATGGGTCGAAAGCCGCCGCCATCCACGTTCACGTTCTCCATCTCCCGGGCATACCGCATGCTCATGTTGTATCCGTCGCCGCTCTGGTTGATCCCGGCAAAATTGGATATTTCAAGGCTGGTTGCGTACTGTGACATCTTTCACCACCGCCTTATGCCGGGATGTTCCGGAAGTTCCGGTACCGCTTTGGCAGGCCCGTCTCTTCGTCCAGTCCCGCCTTGCCGCCTTCGTCCGCGATCGTGCTCAGCAGCTCCAGAAAGTGGGAGCGGAACTGGAAGCCCCGTTGCTGTTTCTGCGGGTTGCCGTTCCGATAGACCAGCCAGGTCGCCCAATCGCAGAGATACCTGTGCATCCAGTCCGGCAGGTTCGGCACGTCCTCGTCCTCCTCCAGCCGCGGATAGTCCGTGGACGGCACATGCCCATGATCCCAGGCCTTCACGATCCGGTCATAGCCCTCGTTGATGTAGTCCGCCGCATGGGGCAGGAAATCCTCAATGTCCTCAGGGTCGTTGTTCGTCTGGAACATTACCTGATCTTTTATTTCCGCCAGGGTCATGGCCTTTCACCTCACAGTTTGGGATACCGCTCCTTCAGCGCGATAAACACCGGGACGGGCACGCTCACCCGCTCCCCGCGATGGATGCGGTAGATGGTTTCTTTCTTCTCGTTGGCCAGCGTCACGTGCTCGTACTGGTCCACCTTCATGCCGCCGTCGTCTCCGCCTTCCAGCTCCGGCAGGAAAACCTCAACGTAGGGGCCCTGATAGTCCGGTGCCTTTTCCTTCACGATACTGGTGGTAGGATCCAAAACTTTTTCGTTATCCATTTTGATCTCCTCTCATAAAAAAGAGGGGAGGCTCACGAATGAAAGCCTCCCCCGGATACGGTTAATTAGTCGCTGACGCCATGCTCGATGCGGCAGATGAAGTCATCCTGCAGCACCGCGCAGGCGAAGAAGGGCACCTTCCAGGCGATGGTTCCGCGCTGGTTCAGAGGATCGTTGGAGCCGCTGGAGCCCAGGGGCTTAACGATGATCTGGATGTTGGGCTTCTTCGCGTTGCCCAGGCTCACCATGCCGAAGGCCTTGGTGCCGTAGATGATGGTGGCATGCACCTCATCGCCGTTGGTGGCGCCGCCGCTGGGCGTGATGGACATGGCGCTCAGGGTGCCGGAAGCCGCGTCGGCGGGCATCCACCGGAGCACAATCTTTTTGTCCTCAACATATACCCGCTCGATGCATACCAGAGCCTTGTAGGCCGTGGAGCTCTTGGTGAAGTTGAAATAAACCAGCTTGCCGGTCAGGACGCGGGCCTGATCCTCGGAAATGGTTCCGGTGTAGGTCAGGGTCCGGGTCTCGCGGTTGGCGCTGGAAACGGAAACGCTGGCCACGTTGTCGAACAGGTATTCCTCATCCGCGAACACCTTGCCGTTGTCCACCTCGAAGAACTTCACCTTATAGATGTTGCCAAGCTCGTACTTCTGTACGCGCTCGTCGCTCTGGTAGGTGGAAACATCGTTCCAGTGGTCATCCTGCGTCAGGTCGTAGTAGGTGTCATGGTCAATCTTCGCGTGGAAGAAGCCGTCAGAGAAAGGCTGAGCGCCCTTCTTCTTCAGGTTCCGGACAACCTTCTTCACGATGGCGTAGGTCAGGATGTCGTTCTTCGTCAGGGTGGCACGGCTGGTATTGGTGCCGGGATACATGACGTTCAGGCCGGCCATGATCTGATCGCGGCCAACGGTGTCGATGGACAGCTGGGCCTGACGGTTCAGCCGCTCGCTCATGGCGTCGGTCTTCTTATCCACGTGCCACAGGTCGAGCTCGTCGGTGTACTCCATGTGGGCGCCGTAGTTCTTGGTCATGACGCTGAAGGAAGTCTCTTCCAGCTTCTGGCCGTCGGGAGTGACGCCCTCATACAGGGGCTTGGTCACGGCGGGCAGCTCGGTATACCGGAAGAAAATGACATGCTTGCCATTGTTCTTGGGCTGCTCGATCTGTTCCGCATCCTGCAGGTAGCCCAGGTTGGGCTGTACATTCTCCAGAGCCTTCCGCTGCAGATAGCCCTCCAGCAGGGTGGGGGCCAGGGAAGCCTGGTAACTGACGTTCATGTTGTCGTAAACTGCCATTGAAAAGCACGCTCCTTATCTAAGTGTGATGCGCGCTCCTTCCTGGATTTTCTTTTCCAGCTTGGCGAACTGTTCGCTGCTCATGTTGGCAAAGTCGAAGCTTCTCGCGCTACCGGAAGCTCCATTGGGGGAGCGCATGGGAGCGGGCGCCCTCTTCCGCTGCGGCTGCTGCGCGAGCATGTCAGCCACGTCGTAGAAGTCCCACTCTCCGGATACAATTTTTCTGCGGGTTTCTTCGTTGTTCTGGAACTCGGCGATCACATCGATCCCCTTCTGTCCCTTGATCCTGTCGGCCTGGTGCTGCAGCATGTCGATCCGCGCCTGGGTGGCGGGATCTCTGCCGCTGTCGTTGCCGCCGGAGGTAAACTGGCCGCGCTCATTGCGCGGCTGGCCCTGGCTGTCAGCCTGATTTTCGCTGGCAGCGGGCATCCCCTGTCTGTAGCGAATCAGCTCCTTAGCAGTCTCCAGGTCCCGCACCTTTCCGGTACGGACAAGCTCCTGGGCCTGCTGGTTAAGCATCTGCTCGCGGTACGGGGCCATCTGCTGCTCGAATTCGGCGCGCAGACGGGCTTCTGTCTCAGCCACCGCCTTATTGATCCTCTTCTGCACGTATCCGGGCTCACTGCGCTCGCCAGCGCTCTGCGAGCTGTTGCCTTCGTCCGTGCCCGTCTGGTCAGCGTCGGCTGTACCAGCGTCGCTCAGGGCCTCTTCCAGGCTGATGGGCTGTTCTTCGTCCGTTTCTTCGATAAAGCTTTCCTCCAGGGCTGGGTCCAGGTTTCCCTGTTCCTCAAGGGTTCCAATGTTCTCGTTCTGTTCCATAGGGTTCTCCTTTCATCTGTCTCCAAATCAGAGCGATGCCGCAAATCACGGCCAGACGTATATTGCAAAAGCCCCGCGAATCACGGGGCCGAATGCCGGTATTTTATGGGGTTTTATCCGCGGCCAACCGCGCCGGCCATGCCGCCCATGCTTGGGGTGGAGATCTCCTTGCCGATCTCCAGGGAGCTGCCAGCCTGCGGGGTCGTGGCTGCCTGCGGGGCGGGGGCGGGAGCGCCGGGCACACCGCCCATGCTTCCGGAGCCCTCTGCCGGGGCCGTTCCGCGCCTCGCGTTGATCGTGGAGATGGTATTGGCCATCTTGGCGGCGCTGTTCTTCAGGCTCTGGTTCTCCTGCTGCATCTGCTGCATCTGCTGGCCCATTTGCTCCAGCTGCTGCTGCATCTGCTGCATCTGTTCCTGATAGTGCTCGTTCTCCTGAATCACCGGCAGGATCTTGTCCTTTCCGTCAAGATTCAGGATCTGGAATAGGCTGCTGAGGGGGAAGAACTGCTGAGCCTGGGCGGACATGGTATACGCCTCCATGAACATCTGGTTCTGGTTGGCGATCCGCTGCGGGTCCCGGCTGGCAACCTCGATCTGCACGGTGTAGGGCGGAGGATTCACGGCGCCCTTGGTCTTCCGGCCAAAGAGCTTCTTCGTGTCCACCTTCACCTGCTCGTTCTTCCCGGCAATCATGATCACCCGGTCCTCGTCATAGAACTGAGCCATCAGCCAGATGATCTGCTCCACAATCTGCTTAAAGCCAAACTTCAGCTGCTCCGTCCGCATGGAGGAGACTTTCCCGCCGGCCTGGATCAGGCTGTTAATGGCCTTGCCGGAAACGATGCCGCCCGTGGTCTCGCCTCTCGTGAATTGGTTAGCGCCGCTGTCGGCCTTCAGGTCGCTCTGCAGGGCAGCCATCATCTGCACGACGGAGCTGTTAAAGGGCGTATTCTGCATCCACTGCAGCGCGTCAGGCGTGATCCTGTCGCCCTCGATAACGTCCTGCTCCCAGTCCGTCAGGGCATCGCGGTCGATGCCGCTGCCCTTCTGGATCAGCAGGCGGTTCTTGGAGCTCATCCGCAGGTTCATGTCGATGTAGCTCATGTAGCGGTTAATGTATCGCATCATGGGCGCCAGCTCATGCACAAGTCCCTCTCCGGTCAGGCTGCCCTCGATGCTGTCATGCACGTCCACCACGAAGGGATACATCCCGTGGGCGTATACGTCTTCCGCTTTGTCCAGCAGGGCCCCGCCGGCGGCATATGCTACGTTGATTGTGTACCGGCGGGTGGAAGCGTCATACTTCCGCCACCAGTACTCGATCATCAGGGCCCGGTCCTCGTCGCTGGCATGGTCGGCGCCTTCCTGGCCTTCCGTCATGCCCACGTTGTTATGCAGCCCCTCATCGGAGGAAACATACTTCCCGGCTTCTGGGTAATGCTCCCTGTACCAGCTCAGTGGGTGCCAGCTGACCTTCATAACCGCCCGGCAGTCCTGGATGTTCTCCGCCGTCGGGTCCCATACCAGGGCCTCAATCGGCCAGCGAAGCAGGGCAATTTCGCCCTTCCCGTAGGCCGCGTCCGGA